CACATAGGTAAACAGATGAAAGTGATAGATTCAAAAGACGACGCACAACTACTTCAATCCATCATAGCGGAATCTGCCAAGGCAATGAATGAAATAAAATGCGCCAAGGATGATCTTGCAAAAGCAAAGAACAGATTGAGATTTTGTGTGATGTTAGCGAATACAATGTTAAACAGAAAACCCAAACAAGGAGATCAATAGATGAACTTAAAAGATATAGCAAAGAAACCCAAATTAGTCACAGTGGTATTGGAAGATGCAGAAACTGTGAAAGAGTTTGGAGAACCATTAGAATTTTATACATGGGATAGAACACCCATCCATCAATTCTTAAAATTAGCATCAGTGAGAGAGGACAATTACCAATCCATCATGGATGCTGTGAAAGACTTAATCATGGATGAAAAAGGTGATCCCATATTGAATGATGACACCAGTCTACCAAACCATGTGTTAATGAAAGTGATTACCACAGTGGTTCAGGGCCTGGGGAAGTCACAGAAGTAGATTTAGATCCTGGCAGTCCCAATCTACGACAAGTTATTTTGATTGATGCCATGTCCAAAAGATATGGCGTCTTGCCCAGTCAGTTGATGCGTGAAGCAGACACATTGGATATTCACATCATCAACACTGCCACTGCTTGGGAACAGTATCAAGCAGAAAAGGCAAATGCAGGCAAAGGTATAGCACCTGCACCCACTATCCCTGTTGAGAAACTTCAACAGATGATGGATAGAGTGAAAGGAAAGAAACATGGCAGTTAAAAAAGTGTATGACAGGATCACACCCAGCGTGAACAGAATCAATTCAAGATTGGAGAAAGTGCCCAAAGCGGCATTTGACTTTTGGGTTAAAAACACTCCAAAAAGACGCGGAAATGCCAGACGAAAAACGAAACTGGTAAATAACAAAACAATCAATGCTGATTATCCTTATGCGACACGTTTGGATCAAGGATATTCAAAGAAAGCACCACAAGGTATGAGCAAACCCACTGGTAAATTTGTAAAAACATTGGTTGGTTTAATTTTTAAAAGAAGGTAGGGCATGGCAGATTTAAAGTATAGGGTTGATGTTGACACCAAACAGGCCCAAAACAATCTAAACACATTCAAGAACACCATCAGAGGTGTTGGAGCGGCATTGGCAACACTGGGAGTTGCTAAGGTTGTCAAATCTTTTGTGGATGTGGGATCATCAGTTGAGAAACTGGGATTAAGATTCAAGTTTTTGTTTGGATCTGCTCAAGAAGGTGCCAAAGCATTTGACAATCTAGTCAAGTTTGCCGCAAAGGTTCCTTTCTCACTACAAGAAATAGAAGCGGCATCAGGAAACCTAGCGGTGGTATCCAAAGATGCTGATCATCTAAACGAATTATTAAAAATTACAGGTAATGTGGCGGCAGTCACAGGATTAGATTTTAGAACCACTGGTGAACAAATTCAAAGAGCATTTTCAGGTGGTATAGCATCAGCAGACATCTTTAGAGAAAGAGGTGTTAGAGCACTGTTAGGATTTGAACAAGGTGCCACAGTCAGCATAGAAGAAACCATTAAAAGATTCCAAGAAGTGTTTGGTGAAGGTGGTAAGTTTGGCAAGGCAACAGATGAATTTGCCAACACATTGGAAGGAACAATTTCAATGTTGGGAGACAAGTTGTTCAAATTCCAAAAAGATGTTGCCACTGGATTCTTTGATGAATTAAAATTTCAATTGGGTGACCTCAACAAGTTTTTTGATGACAATGCGGATGTGATTAGAGAATACGCACAAACGATTGGTGAAGGTTTAGCAAATGCCATAAGAGGCACAGTTCAGGTGATTGTGTTCCTAAAAGAAAACATTGACGCTGTCAAGGCGGCGTTTGTTGCTTTGGCAATTGGTAAAATCACAGCCACTTTCTTAACATTGGCAACTGCCATCAGAAACACTGCCACAGCAATGGGTGTGCTCAATGTGGTGATGGGTAAAAATCCATTCATCAAGATATTCAGTGCGGCAATGGCGGCAGGAACGGGTCTTCTTTATTACTTTAATAAGACATCAGATGCCACTAAGGCAACAGAAGAATTCAACAAGATAGCAAAAGATACTGCCAAATTGGCAAATGAAATGAGTGAAGGCAGTATACCTGTGCCTATCAATTCAGAAAAAACCAAAAAAGCAGTGGATGAAACCAGTGCCACCATCAAAAAACTTAGAGAAAAGATAGAAAAAGATTTTGACAAAATCAATAGAGAATTACAATTGGACAAAGGATTAAAAGGATTAACAGGTTTTGATAGAAAATTAAAAGAGATTGAAATCCAAGAAAAGAAAACCATGCTGGCAACAATTGAAAGAATTAAAGCGGCAGGCAAAGATTTAAAAGGTCAGGATCAATTAATCAAGGATGTTCAAGCACAAACAGAAGCAGTGATCAAAGAAAAACAAAAACAAGCTCAAGCACAAGAAGAATTGGAAAGATCATTTACTTTTGGCATGGAACAAGCAATGAAAGAGTATGTGAAAAATGTTACCAATGGTGCAGAGCAGGCAAGAAGAGTTTTTGAACAAGCAACACAAGGCATGGAAGATGCCATTGTGAACTTTGTGAAGACAGGTAAATTTTCATTCAGATCATTAATCAATGACATATTGGAAACACTGTTGAGAAGCAGAATACAAGAACTGTTTGCTAGAATATTCACCATGGGATCAGGTGGAGGTAACTCACCAGGTATGTTTGACATACTGGGTTCAATAGGCAAAGGCATCAAAGATATATTTGGTGGATTCTTTGCTGATGGTGGAATGTTGGGTGCAGGCAAATACGGAATCGCAGGGGAACGCGGGATGGAGTTAGTAGGTCCAGGACCAGCTCAGATTACTCCATTACAAGGCGGAGGCCAGGTTACATACAACATCAATGCTGTTGATGCCAGATCATTTCAAGAATTGGTTGCTTCAGATCCACAATTCATATTTGCAGTGACAGAACAAGGCAGAAAAACAGTGCCAGAATTTAGGAGATAGACAACATGAGCACAGCATTTCAAACTGTAATAGACAACGCCACAACTCTTTCTTTTAACAAGAGAAGAAAAGTTTCACAAACACAATCCAGATCAGGCAGAATCAGAACCACATCGCTGGGTGGACAAGTTTGGGAATTTCAAGTAAAATTGCCAGATGGACCAAGATATTCAGACTATAGAAGATTGATTGAAGCAATGGAGGCATTGGACAAAACCACAGTGGGACAGATACAATTGAACAACGCAGGGCATTCATACATTTCAGGTTATCAAGGAGATGCCTCATCATTGTCAGGCGCCACAGCAACTTTTACTTCAGGCAACACAATAACACTCACAGCAGGTTTATCAACAGGATCAGGTTATAGATTGAGAGCAGGAGATCTAATTCAATTAGGATCATCAGGATCTGTGTATTCAGTATCATCAGATGTTGCTTACAATTCAAACACTGTGACTCTTCATAGACCTGTGTTGGAATCAGCAGGATCATATTCACTAATCATAGGTCCTAGTGTGACATGGGATATCAGATGTGTTGAGTTTCCCAATTACACACTGTTTGGATATGATCAAATACAATGGAGTGGACCTTTCATATTCGTTGAGGCAATCTAATGGCACTCAACCTAACCAATTATCCCACAATACAAACCAATCTATTTGTGAAGGTAGATGTGCCTGGATACCAGACATTGACCTTTTCAGACTACCATAAAAATTACACCATACAAGGATACCTTTACACAGGCATAGGTGAACTGTTATCCATTTCAAACACCACCAGCAATCTTAGAGCGGCACCAGAAGAACTGTCAATATCAGTGTCTGGCATACCCGCAGGCAACGTTTCAGATTTTGTGGGTCAAAAGGTTAAAGGATCTCAAGTTGAAGTGTATAGAGGGTTCTTTGACGCAGGAACGGGGGAATTATTAAGCATTTCAGGTAATCCTGCTGGCAAATTCAAAGGAGTTCTAAACAACTACGCAGTGACGGATGATTTGGATGATGGTGGAGAAGGATCTGTGATCATCACATTCACCTGCACATCTGTGATTGATCAACTCAACAACAAAGTGACAGGCAGAAGAACCAATCCCATTGATCAAGCAGAATTTTATCCTGGTGATCAATCTTTTGATAGAGTGCCAGCACTTGCCAAATCTAATTTTAATTTTGGAGCACCTGAATAATGAGTTTTTTGTCTGGCATAAAAAAATACGCAAAGAAATCCTACAAGTTTCTCAGAGGCAATTCCACTGCCAGCACATTGGTAAAGACTGCCGCACTTGCTTATCTTGTGTATAGATTGAATCGTTCTGCCAACAAAGACAATGATATTGATCAAATTCCAAACATAGACGCAGGTGTTAGATTACAGATTCCACCAGCGGCAGACAACAAGATTCCTGTATTATACGGCACAGCATTCTTTGGAGGCATCATCACAGATGCTCAAATGACCAACAACAATCAAACCATGACATTCTGTCTAACACTGGCAGAAAAAACTGGCACTCTGCGTGATGGTGTCACAGATTCCGCATACACATTTAAAGATGTGTATTGGAATGATCAACGTATTGTGTTCAAATCAGATGGATTCACAGCGGATTACACAGTGGATCGTAATGGTAATTTTGACAGATCAATTGAAGGGTTGGTCAAAGTGTATTGCTATGCAGGAGGTTCTGACACACCAAGCATACCAACAGGATACACCAATGCTTCATATCCACCTGCCACAGATGTAATGCCTGAATGGGACGCCGCCACACACACCATGGAAGATTTGATATTTGCTGTGGTGGAAGTGAACTACAACAGAGAAAAAGGCATCACACAACTTGCCAAAATGAATTTTGAAATTGAAAACTCCATGAAATTGCCTGGAGATGTGCTGAATGATTACATGACCAACAGCAGATATGGAGCAGGCATCACTGCCTCAGACTTAGACACATCATTTGATGATCTAAACACCTACGCAGACACAGGAGTAGATTATGATGATCAAGGCACAGGCACACAGACATTGGCAGATAGATATCAGATCAATGGACTGTTGGACACTGCCAAGAAAGTGATGGAAAACATTGAAAGAATTACTTCAGCATCAGCGTCTTGGTTAAAGTATGATATTCACGAGGGTAAATGGGGGGTTGTAATTAACCGTAGTGGAACTTCCACTGCCAGTTTTGATGATTCCAACATAATTGGCAGTGTGGAAGTGTCAGGCACAGGACTCAAAGAACTTTACAATTCTGTTAAGGTTGAATTTCCTCACAGAGATTTGAGAGATTCAGCAGACTTTGTCACTGTGGAAATACAATCTGCAGATAGAAATGCCAATGAAGAAGACAACACACTTCAATTGATTTATGACATCATCAATGAACCTGTTCAAGCACAACTGTTGGGATTGATTGAATTAAAACAGAGCAGAGTCAATCTTGTTGCCTCATTTGAAACAGATTACACCTACATCAATCTTAAAGCAGGAGATTTAATTGAATTAACCAATGAGAGATTTGGATTCACCAACAAGGTTTTTAGAATTATAACCATCACAGAAGCACAAGGAGATGACGGTGCTCTCACAATGAAAATCACAGCATTGGAATATGATGCTGATGTGTATTCAACCACAGATTTATCACGTTTTGTGCGATCTGATTCAAACGG